CGGTTGGCAGCTATGCGATCCGGAGAGACAACAACGCTGCGGTCCACATAGCCAAATGAAAACCTCCGACGCATCACCGGAGAGCCTGACATGGTGGGTGCTGCTTGCTTCTTAGGGAAAAGTCGTTCTAAGAATTTCATCATGACCACTTTCATTTTCTCTTACCGGATAATCTGGAAGTGCCCCATCCCACATCAGGGACTTCTTCAACCGGCGCAAACGTCAAAATCAACGCATCACCGGAATCAGGGCTTCGGCCTAGACGCTTCTTGGTTTCCTCTTTATCCTCGATCTGAATCCACCCCTTCCGCATCGAATACTTAGGAGCTGCCAGGTCAGCCAGCAGCTCCTCATCATCTGGTAAAACCAATGAATCCTGGTTGGCCGGATCTAATGCTTCCCTGGTGGTCCACCAAAGCTCAGCTCTCAAATTCGCATAGCGCTTATTGCCATCCTCATCCTTAACATCCGAAGCAGCCGATACATTCACGGCCTGGACATTGATATCAGCATGCGGTTTAAGGTGGTCATAAACAGAAGTTCCCACCCCGATGATATCTACACATACCCTGGTTGCTTTGTATTTGCGATAGCGAACCAACGCTTCGCCAGCCAGCATCGGCCCGTCCATGCTTGCGAAAGTCTCAATAGACAGGACTTTCCGCCCTTTGCGAACAGCAATCGCAGAAAGATCCATGCCGCCCCTGGCAACGTCCACCCCGATAACGACAGGTTCACCATCTTCCGCTTCGGTCTCGGGCCAAAGCTCTTGGGCCTGCTCGATCCAACCAAGCGGGATAACATTGTATTCTCCCTGCTCGGGAAATTCCCCCTCCACCCTGGCAGAATAAGCTGGGTGGTTGGGCTTCCAGCGCTTGAACTTGTCAGAGACCCATGCCGGAGTGATCAGGTATGGTGCCGGCCAATCATAATCCCCGTTCGCCTTCCTGGGAACCTTGGCTTCCCAGGTGTCTTTCTCTATGTCATCCCTGGTTATTCCCAGCTCGGTGAAATTGGGAGTATCCCAGGCGCTAGTGTGACCAGTCACCCAATTAGCTTCCCGGAAAGCCCGGTAGAATTGCCCGCCAATATTGGTAGGGTTGCCGATCAGAATCAACCTGCAGTGGGCTGATGTCAATACGCCCTCAATGGCCTCGAATATGTCCTCCTGTACGCCGGCTGCCTCATCAACCACCACCAAGAGATATTCAGCGTGGTATCCCTGGAACCTATCCGGATCATTGGTAGACAGGCCCGTTGCCACCCATTCATCACCCACCAAAGAGAGTTCGGTGGCTTTGGGTGCCAAGTTGCCGCCCAATGGGATCTTAGACCTGGAATAACAGGCCCTAATCTCCTTCCAGACCAGCTTCTCAACCTGCCTCCAGGTTGGGGCGGTGGTGATTACAATAGAATAAGGAAAGGAGAATAAAAACCAGAGAACCAACCTGGCGACAATGTATGTCTTGCCGATGCCGTGACAAGACCTCCAGGCCACCATAGGGTGATCCCGGACAAACTCCATGATAGTTTCCTGGTCCTTCCAGAGCTTTGACCCAAATATGTCAGTAGCGACCATAACAGGGTCGCTTTGCATTAATTCAGGTGCCAGAAGATCCAGACTTTTCTTTTTTGGCCGCGGCATTTTTCACAAAGTCCGCTAGGGTGTTCACTACCAGGGGTTCTTCTTCATCTCCAGAAAGTTTTAAGTGGTCACTCTGTCGCAGGTATTGCTTACCAAGCCAGATCAGCATGGAGACATTGCCATTATAATCGCCTTCAGGCAGGGCTACTTTTAATTGAGCCCGGCGAATGGCTACCTTGATCGTGTTTGAGCCCCGGTCTATTGCTTCTCGGAGGAGCTGATCTTTCTTCTTTAGAGTCGAGAAATGCTGAGGAGTGTATCCTATCGCGTATGCGATCTCATATTCAGTGCACCCCAAACTAGCAAGTTTCTCTATCATAACATAATCTAAAACTACCTTCTTCTTCCCCATAAACATCACAGCGTGCGTTTTATAAGATAAACGTGAGTATAGCTCTACGGGCCGCCTAAATCGGCTCGGAGCGTATTATGCAAACTAAATTAGTGGACCAAAAACCTAGGGCGCTCATCTCGTTATGCGCCTGTGGAGTTCCATGCAGGTATCACGGCCAAACTCACAAGATGGGCCATAGGCTCTACAAAGAGAAGCTCGTCCAAGAACTCAAAGAGAAGTATGAGCTGATCCCCTTTTGCCCAGAGCAGCTAGGGGGGCTGCCAGTGCCTCGCTGTGCCTGTGCCGTGTCCTGGGACGGCGATATACCGCACGTAGTTGAGCGAGGGACGGGCAAGCCGGACTATAGGGGCCTGGACTTGACCTCTGCCTATGTAGAAGGCGCTAGGTGGTCCGTATGGCTCGCTGAGGTATTTGGGGCCGAGAAGGCTTTCACTCTCAAGCAAAGCCCGGCCTGCGATCCCTCCAATGGTACAGCGGCCCGCGCACTGAAGAAAGCCGGCCTGTACGTTAAAGGCATTTAAACTATTTTTCGCTATCAGTGGACCGATACCAAAACGTCGCAAGCCGCCCTATAAGGTACTAGGGGCGGCGCAAAGCTGCTCCTGGAGGTTACGAAACATGAATCCTAAGCTAACTGAAACTATGGAGTCGCTGGTAAAGGTTCTGGAAGAGGGCAACCTGGAAGTAGTCGCTAGGGCAGTATTTAGGTCTAAACTAAATCGCCCCTGTGATAAGTGGTCTCTCTCCAATAGGATACTGATGCTGATTAATGAAACCGATGATGCCCGAGGATACCGGCAGTGGAATGCTGTGAATCGCTATGTCAAGAAAGGCTCCAAGGCTATCTATATCCTCGGGCCGATGACTAAGAAGTTCAAAGACGAGAAGACAGGGGAGGAGGTCGTTAAGGTGTATGGCTTCCATACTATCCCTGTCTTCCGACTGGAAGATACTGAGGGCGAGCCCCTGGAAGAAGACGACTTCCAGTTAGAGATACCTGTCTGCTTCGACCGGATTATCAAGGAGCTGAATATTGATGTTGCGCCCACCGCATTCGATGGGTCTTGCTATGGCTGGTATTGCTCATCTGGATTACTCGGGCAAGATCGTAAAATCCGGCTGGCTACTCCCGAGATTAAGACCTTCTTACATGAGCTGTGCCATGCGGTTGATGATGTTGTAATAGGGAAACTGAAACCTGGACAACGCAAAGATCAAGAATTGATCGCAGAGTTTGGGGCGGCTGTCCTTGCCCGGTTGCTGGGATATGATATCCCTCTCGGGAATGCCAAGCGGTATATTGAGTCTTATGGCACGGTTAGAGAAGTAGTCCAATTCTTCGGGAGGCTGGAGAAAATTATCTCGTATATCTATGAAAGAGTAGTCGAGGATAAATCCCTGGGAAGCATAGGCTCCCAGGTCGAAGCCCTGGCAGTGGAGGCTTAGACCGCCGCGAAGCCCTATCTTCCAGCTTCTTCCCCTCTTTTTACCCAGCCCTATGCCTGCTATTTTCGCTATCGGCTGACCGATACTAAAACGTCGCAAACGGGCCTATTATAGTATAGGGGCGGCGTAAAAGCGCGCTCCGGGATGTGGACTAAAATGCAGTACATGTGGACCTTTAGGGTTAATACCGCTGAACAGGGCGAAATAGTGGATAAGGTGCCTGCTGAAACCGAAAGGATGGCTAGGCTTATGGTGGAGGAAGAGGTTTACTCTAATGGCTATACCCTGCTTGAACTGGAGATTATAGATTCCGTGGTGGTGGGCTAAAATGCCCGCCTGCTCGTTCTGTGGTGGGAAGGTTCTTCCCTGTAATATGGTGGATAAAGAACATCCAGTTTGTACCCATTGCCGTCAGGTGCTGGATGAGTATATGGAAACCCGAGCTGCCGAATACATGGAGACTGTACTTAAAGAGAAGCTGGATGATTATGTGCTGCCCGATGATAAGATCAAAGATGCTATTGCCGATCATATAGGCGAGTTCTTGGATGCCAAGATATTACACTGGGAAAGCGAATTCAAGCTCAAGATGGATGAGCTGTACGACCAGACTATTGATGCCCTCCGGGCCGATCTGAAAACCTCTGCCTGCCACCGGGATTCCCCGGATATGCTAGGACTGGAAGATGTGATTACTGAGACGGTTCAGAGGGTATTCAAAGAGGGCCTTGCGTCCTTGAAACCTGCGTCCTTATCGCGTGGTAAAAAGAAGGCTAAGACTTCGGAGGAGGCGGCCTAAAACCGCCTTCTTTTTGCGACCGATTCCAATACGTCGCAACGCGTCGCTGCAATGCATTCAGAGAATGTTAGAGGAGAAAAGAAGAGGGAAGCATAGTTAATCAACAAAGTTCAATAGATTATAAACCTTGAATAATTCCTCAGTTAGTTCATTCTGTTTTGTGGATACACTGAAGTGTCCAACTGAAATTTTATCTAAATTATTCTTTACGCTCTCGGTTAATACCTGATTAAATTGACCATGAATTACATTTCCGGATTCTTCAACTATAAATTTAAATTTATAATTTATTAAGTCTAGAGCCTTTAAAGTACCTCTATACGTTTCCTCGTTTTCTGGTATAGATTCTTCTAAATCAATAACATCCCATATACTTTTAGCTAACACATCTGTGATGCTTTTTGTTTCAAATCCTTCAGGTTTAAGAACATCATATAATTTAATTTCTGTATTAGTTTTATAAATAGTATTTAAAAATTCTTTATATCTGTTAATCGGCCTCTTGCCCAATTCGCGGATTTCTTGTTTTATCAGATCTTTATTGTCTCCGCAGTCCAGAAGCTTATTAAAGCGCTCAAGTGCTTTTTTCGTAGAGGAATCCTCAAACCATGAAGGCTTATTGCTCGATAAAACTATTCTAAAAGATCCTTCGCACATTGCAGCTGCGTCTATACGAGAATTAGCAAGAACACTCTCTGGTATGGGGCCACGTGTAGCATTAGGGCCATCTTTTAGTGAATGATCTATCGAATGAATGACCGACTGAAACCTAATCAGTAATCTTCCAAGAACCTCTGAGGAGATTCTGTGATTCGATACATATTTGCCATCAATCTTTAAATCAAACGTATCGAGAGCGTTTCTTCTATTAGATTCTCTCAATTCTTCAAGAAGCATCATCTCACGGGCTTCTAAGCTCATTAAATTTAATTGCAGAGCTACTTCTGATGGATTCTCACCCACTAATTGCCTATTCTCCTTTAGAAGCTCCTGCAATCGATCTAATTCCCCTAATATCGAGTCAGATCGCCGCACCTCATCTTGCATCTGGTCTGGCATATTTATCTTCTAATATAGTTTCGACTTGATTAATCTCAATTAATCCCTTTGGGGGTTTTCCAGCAACTCTTGAATCGTGTCCAAAGAAATCCTGCCAATAATTAATTGTATCAATTGTCAATTTATAAAACTTATGCTCTGGAGGATAGACGGCAATAGCAAAAGGATCACATTTATACTTAGAATTTAGAAGTCTTCTATTGCTATGATCTTCTTTAATAATTAATCTTTGAAATTGATCTATTGTATATTTATTATTTATTTTTAGGGCGTCCACATGTGAGATTACATCCATATCATTGGGGTCTATTTTTCTGGTGGTAAAACTTCCATCCAGCCATTGTTTTATCAGTATATCCAAGGCCAACATATCTCTGCAATAATCCGTATATCCTGCAAAAACCTTACATCGTGTTATTGATTCTTCCACATCATCCACGAAACGAATCCTGAAATCCTCCATGGTTGCCTCATGAATTCCAGGCGGCAAATACCCATTTTCATTGAAATCAGGGATCATCATGCGCCTTACGCGATAATCCCTATTAAGGCTATCGATAACCTATATAAATATCAATAGAAGTATTTGAAATCGAACGCTACATAAAACCAATTGAAGACGGGAGCGATCTATAGATCGGAGAGGAATAAGCATTAGCTATCCTGCGCGTCAGCCACAATCTTATAATCTTCCTCGGCCTCCAGTGCTTCGCCCTTTGCCCGCCTGGCTGCCTGTCTCTTGCCTATCTCGACCTTCATATCAAAACTCTTCTCATTCATCTGCTCAAGGGGCTTGCCCATGTACTTCTCCATCGTGCGGACATAATCCGCCAGCCCTGGGAAATGCTCCTGTATAAACAAAGCCTGCTCTCCCTTCATACCAGGGCACATCCAACATGCGGTTCTTTTAGCGCCCATCTCATAGCCCCACCAGATCGGGACATTGGCGTGCTTGAGGATCTTCTCTGATGCCTCCCTGGAGACATCATACCTGGGATGGTAATAGGTGTATTCGTGCATCCTCTTCTCGGTGCTCTTGGAGGTCTTGGTCTTCTTGCTTAGGCGTGTGACCTGATCCCCGGAGCTGCCATCCATCACCACTGTCTCAGCAGGCTCAAGATTGGCTAGAATCCAGTCATTGATAGGCCCATAAACGAAATCGCCCTGACACCAGGGGAATATGGTGGAAGGCCATCCTCCTCGCTTGACCATCTCAATGAACATGTCGCTCTTGGGCTTGACCAACACGAATTCTACTTCCAGGTTCATGCAGACCTGATAGGCATGCAAAGCCGCACCAGGGAGTTCTACACCAGGATCTGAGAAGATACCTATCACCCTCCGATCCCCAAAGTTCTGTTTAGCCCAAAATAGGGAGAAGGTGCTATCTATGCCGCCCGAGAATATGACTACCACATTCTTCTTGCCTTCGAATAAGTGGGCATCCTCAGCCGGCACCTCCAGGGCCTTTTTCTCGTCCTCTATGAAGTCGATCTTGGGCCGGCTGTTGGTCTCTCCGGGTCGGAATTTTTCATCGTGCTTCTTGATGTCCTTGAGGAGCTGGTCCATCTGCACGCCTGCATAGCCGGTAAGGTCTAGGTCGATCTCGCCCTGGATCTCTTCCAGGATGTCCCTGATGAGCTTATTATCCGGTTCTGCCAGTTCTGCAATCTTATTGTCTGCTATTATATCGGCCCATTCTGCAGCAGGGTTAGCATAGTCCTGGAAATCTACCGGAACCTGCTTAACCCCCAGCTTCTGAGCAGCCAGTAGCCGGCCATGACCCTTGGTAATAAACCCTGATAGCTTGCTGATAACTATGGGATTCCTCCAGCCCTGGGCTTTGATGATCCTAGCCAGCAGCTCGATCTGAGAATCAGGGTGCTTATTGGGGTTCCTGGGATTGGGGATGGCTTCTATTATATCTATAATTTTATCATGGGCACAATATACAGGTATAGCATCTGCCAGAGCCTTATAGAGAGGTTGCCCTTCGAGATCAACCTGTTCGCTAGGCTCCTCCCTGTAATGGTTCCGAAAAGCTTCACCGACTGAAATAATAATCACCTTTTAAGGGTTAAGAATTATAATTGCCAGGGCATCGGCCCCGGCATATGGGATCGATCGCCGAGTAGCTAGATTTATTCAACTCGGCTATTCTCCTTGCTCTTCAGCAAGCATGAGGTAAAGATTCGGCAACGGTGCATGCCAATCATCGACCGGAGGGCGAGCAGGCCCCGCCAGAA